GGCCTTCTTCTGATCCCTGCCCTGTGGTTCTTCAGGTGGATGGTGTCCTGGCCTTGGCCTTGTATTCGGGTAAGGTGGAATGTGGTGGTTCTGTGGATCTTCAGGCTGTGGGGCGGTGGCCCAGTATTCCCTGGCATATTCGGACAGCACATGATTGATCAGGCCGTTCCTGGTCAGACCCTTATGATCATGGATGTCAGCCAATCTGGCCACCAGGTGGTCAGGTAGTGTGCAGGTAAATCTGATCTTCTTTGTCATCATCAATTCCTTTCTGTGGTGTGTTATTTATGAAATTCAATGAATAACATTAATGGTGAAGGGTGCTGTGGAAGCCACCCAGTGGTGGGTTATAGTTCAACAATCATGGGCTTGACCTTGCATTCCCAGTCATTGGAATCAGCAAAGACCAGGGCTTCATCCCTGGTCCTGAAGACGTTCAGGGGGCCATAGGGGTGCATCAATTCAATCACCTGGTAATATGTGGCGGTGGATGGCCTTGTGGGTTCTTCTGTGGTCACGTTGTGACTGGACCATGCCATCACCACATCATTGGCCTGGGGCACTTCGGTTGCACCCTTCCATTTGGGGTGCAGGTAGTAATAAGCTGGGGCCAGGTGGATGAATACATGGGCAGCATATGTGCCTTCATCAGCATTCCACATGTCCCAGTCTTCCATTTCAATGATGCCTTTATCCTGAAGCTGGGTGATAATGCCACCCAGGGACTGATGGCTGGTGATGTCAGCCTGGGGCCATTTCACATTGACCTGTTTGAACAGGTCAGCAGCATCCAGATCAGAAAATTCTGGTTCAGCATACATGGCTTCAATGATGACATCCAGGGTGAAAAATTCTTTTTTAGTCAAGGTCTTCATGGTGGTGGTCCTTTCAAGGGTTGTGGTGGTGCCCCAGACTTTGGACTGGGGCTGTGGTTTAATGCCCCCACTGGGGCACCCATCACCTACAAGGATTTCAACAACTTTATCCAGCAGTTAATGCCCCATTCCCTGCTATATGCTGGCAAGCCATTTTTTTCATCCTCTTGGGCCAGCCCTTTTTCTTCCAATAGCACCATGATGGTAAAAATTGCCGACTGGTAGCCTATCGCATAGTCCAGGTTGATGCCATCTGCATCATTTTCACCATCTGAATCCTGGACCATCTTGGTTGCCGTGATGGCCTGATCATTGATGATGCTGATTGTCTGTTCCATGTTGCCGTTGGTGTTCAAGGTTGACTGGTTCATTTGGTGCCCCCTTCAGGGTGGTGGTGGGGTGTTGGCTTCTTCAATCTATCTATACACTAGTATAATACCATTCTGGTGCATTGTCAAGAGTTTTCTTTGATTTTATGTTGACCAAGGCAAAATAATCTTTATTTTTATATTCCAGGGGGTGGCAATCCCATCCCTGAACGCACTGTGGTGGTGTGGATGGCAGACCTGGGGCTGGCTTGCACCCAAAACGTGCGGTCAGCCACCAGGGATCTGCCACAATTCAACCAGGATGGGCCAATGTCAGACCTGCAAAAGTTATCACATAAAAGAAAATTGACCAGGCAGCAGCAGAAATTCCTGAAAAATTATTCAGGGCTGGCCAATATCAGCAGGGCTGCCCTGGAATCTGGTATAGTCAGAGAAAATCACTATAAATGGCAGAAAGATCCTGATTCAGTCTATGCTGAAGAGTTTGAACGGGTGGCTGACCAGGCTTTTGGCCTGTTGGAAGATGAAGCCAGCAGACGGGCTGTGGATGGTGTTGACCAGAAAATGTATCACAATGGGCAGGAATACATCAGGAAGGTCTATTCGGACACCCTGCTGATTGTCCTGCTGAAGGCTGGCAACCCTGAGAAATACAGGGATAACCATGCCGTGCAGCATTCAGGAACCATCCACCACAAGACTGATGAAGCAGATGCCCGTGAAAACTTGTATAATGACCTGGTTGAAATAGCTGCCAGGGTGAATGACAATGATGTTGTGGTGGTAACAGACCACCCAGCAGAAGCCTGAAGGGGCAAAAAATGAATGATCAATGGAAGGCGAGAACATCAACACCCACAGCGGTGACCAACAGTGAAAAGGTCAATGCGTATTTTGATGAATATGGCAGACTGCATGTGATGGCAGGTGGAATGAGCAAAAACGTGGATGCAGCATTTACCCGACCTGCGGACACTACAGCCTATGCGGTGGGTGATGTGGTGGCAAATTCAACATCCAGTCCTGTGGTCATCACATTTGCTGGATGTGCCAGGGTCAATGGTGGTTCTGGCATTATATCCCAGGTGCAAATGGTGGATAGCAGTTACACAGCCACAGCAGGTGATTTTCAACTGTGGCTGTTCGACACATCCCCAGTCATAGACAATGATAATGCCACCTGGACACCAACAGATGCAGCCCTGGGTGATTTGATTGGCATTGTGGCCCTGGGGTCAAGCCCTATCATAGGGGATTTGACCAGTGGGGCTGGTGGCAATGCAGTCTACCAGGCCAGGGATCTGAACCTGCCATTTACCTGTGGGGCTGGTGTGGATGACATATATGGGGTGATGGTGGTCCAGAATGCCTATGTGCCCATTAGTGCTGAAGTGTTTGATTTTAGACTTAGAATATACACAGATTAGGGGGGGGCATGATACCAAGATCAAGGCAGGTGGCCACATCATTACGTGGGGCCGTTGGTGGTGGTGGTGAAGCTGCATTAATAGATGGGCTTCTGGCCTACTATAAATTTGAATCTGACGGCACAGATAATCACAACAACGGATATGACCTCACGCCTGTCAATAGTCCTACGATTGTCACGGGAGAATCTGGGAATGCCATGCGTTTCGCATCCACTTCTCACGCCCATAATTCTGACCTTGATCTGGGTGGCCGTGATGAAGTGACTATTATGTGTTTTTTTAACACTCAGGCAGCCCAATATAATACTATAATTTGCCAGTGGAATCTTGGGTCAGGTGAATCAAGTGATAGCCCATATGCCATACAGGTACAGGCATCAGTCATCAAAGTCCATTTTAATACGCCTGCTGGTGTATATCGGTCAGTTGTTTGGACCATGACCACTGCCACAGACGGTTCAGTGACATCACATATGCGGTTGAAATTTGATATGGCCCAGAGTCTGGATGTGAACAAAATACGTCTATACATAGACGGCACAGACAAAGGGGATGCGGTTGTGTCTGGGGCGTTGGGGTCTACTATTACTCAATTTGGTCCGTCTGTCCCTAATTACCGTTTTCAGTTAGGGTCTCTTGATACGGGGAGCCAAGGCTATTATGGCTTTTTAGATGAGGTGGGCATCTGGAATAAATTGGTTTCAGATGAGGATGCGGACCTTCACAGGTTGAAAACAGGATTGCCATATTAGGAGCAACAATGACAGCAGAAGAACGGGCCACAGCTATTGCAGTTCTTGACGAGAATATCCCATCAGAACAGAGCGTGGGCAGTGACGGGAAATATATACAGGTTCTGCCCTATTCGCCTGATGGGATACATACAATAAAAATGAATGAATCCACCGCACCACGGGGGCCACAGGATGGCGTAGATTATTGCAGATATGTGTCAGTTCCAGAGGATGGGAATTCCGACCTTACTAATACCTATACTGACCCGTTTGGCCCTGAATCCCAACATAGTGGGTGGAGCGTTAAACATGAGATACCAGATAAATAATCATTTTTAATATGCCATTTAATAAATCCATCATCACCTGGCTGGCCATGCTGCCAGAATCCACCAGGCTGGCCGTCATAAACGCATTGACACCAACACAGGTGGATGACCTGGGGCAATGGTATTGCCAGGCAAGGCCAGAACAGTTGCCACCACCAGGTGAATGGGTGGTGTGGTTGATCATGTCAGGCAGGGGATTTGGGAAGACCAGGGCAGGTGCCCAGTGGGTGATCAATGAAGCCAAGGAAAAAGCCATCAGGATTGCCCTGGTTGGTGAAACGGCAGCAGATGTCAGGGACGTTATGATTGAAGGGGAATCAGGCATCATGGCCAGCAGCCACCAGGATTTCATGCCATTGTATGAACCATCCAAACGGCTGGTGACCTGGCCAAATGGAAGCCAGGCACATGCATATTCAGGTGACAAGCCTGACCTTTTACGGGGGCCACAGCACCACAAAGCCTGGGCAGATGAACCTGCAAAGTGGAGATATTTATCTGACACATGGGATCAACTGGAATTTGGCATGAGGCTGGGCAATGACCCCAGGATCTGTGCCACAACCACACCCAGGCCCATCCCAAAGATCCTGGACCTGTTAAAAGATCCTTCTACCGTGGTCACCAGGGGCACCACATATGACAATGCACACAACCTGGCCCCAGCATTCATTGAACGAATAAAAGCCAGGTATGAAGGGACAAGGCTGGGAAGGCAGGAAATTCATGCAGCCGTCTTGACTGATGTGCCTGGGGCACTGTGGACATTGGCCCTGATTGAATCATTAAGGGTGGCCGTGAAGCCTGACATGGAAAAGATTGTAGTGGGGGTGGACCCGAATATCAGCAGTGATGATGATGCCAATGAATGTGGCATAGTGGGTGTGGGCAGGGGAACTGATCAACAGGGTTATGTTTTAGACGACAAATCTATTGGTGGCACACCACATGAATGGGCCACAGCAGCCGTGAACATGTTTCACGACCTGGCTGCTGATGTGATTGTGGCAGAAAAGAACCAGGGGGGTGAAATGGTGGAACACACCATCAGAACAGTTGACAGGCACATCCCCATCAAGCTGGTCCATGCCACCAGGGGCAAAATCACCAGGGCTGAACCCATCAGCAGCCTGTATGAGCAGCGGAAATTCCACCATGTGGGCATGTTTGCCACACTTGAGGACCAGATGTGCAGCTATATCCCAGGGGAAACAAGCCCTGACCACATGGATGCCCTGGTGTGGGCATCTTATGAACTTTTCCCCAGCCAGGCACCCAACAAGGCTAGGGAATTGACAGTCAAAGGATTTTAAATATGCCAATTGATAGTTTGCATCCAGAATATGAACAGTGGAAGCCCACATGGGAGAAGGTTAGGCATTTTTCCCAGGGTGAAGATGTCGTGAAGGGGAAGAAGGACCAATATCTGAAAAGCCCTTCAGGGATTTCTGCCAGGGAAGCCAGGTTCAAGTTATATCTGAGCATGGCCAAGTTTTTCCCAGCGGTGTCCAGGGCATTGGAAGGGTATGAAGGGTTGATTTTCAGGAATGACCTGACCGTCAATGTGCCAGATGCCATGAAGGGGAACACCCCCAACATCACCTACAGTGGGGTGTCCATCAACAGCTTTGCCAGGCAGGTGTTCTGTGAAAGGATGCTGATGGGCAGGTATGGTGAACTGATTGATTACATACCAGGTGACGGGAAGACCCTGGGCAGGGCATTCAGCAAGGGATACACTGCGGAATCCATCATCAACTGGAAGGTGGACCACATGCATGGGGTGCCCAGGCTTTCCCAGGTGGTCCTGAAGGAAAAACGGGCCAAGCCTGTGGATGCCTACACGTTTGAAGAATATGATGTTTTCAGGGTTCTGGATCTTGACCCTGGATATTACCACATATCAGAATGGATGCAGAATGAAAAGGGTGAAGCCATCCAGGTGTCAGATTCCATCCCAGATTACAATGGGCAGAAGATCACAGAAATTCCATTCATGTTTTACGGTGTGCGTGAAAACAGTGCCACAGTTGAAAAGCCACCCATGCTGGACATGGTCAACCTGGTGCAGCATGATTTTCACAACAGTGCTGACCTTGAATGGGGAAGACATTGGGTGTCTATTCCCCAGCCGTGGCGAGCAGGATTTTCTGATGATGAATCTGGCACCATTGAATTTGGTGCCACAACAGTGTGGGACACCACCAATGAAAAGGCCAGTGCTGGCATGGTGGAATTTTCAGGTGCTGGGTTGACGGCCCTGGAAACGGCCATCAGTGAAAACAGAACAGAAATGGCCCAACTGGGTGCCCTGCTGCTGGAAGGGGAAAAAAAATCTGTGGAATCAGCCGACACCCACAGGGCCAGGCATTCCACTAGGGCATCATTCCTGCAGTCTATGGCAGAAATACAGTCAGAAGGACACACAACAGCCCTGGGCTTCCATGCTGCCTTCCAGGGCATCCCTGAAAGCCAGGCAGAATCCATCAATGTGGAATTGAACAAGGATTATTTTGCCGTTCAGATTGACCACAACCAGATCAAGGCCATCATGGACCTTTATCTGGCTGGCAGGATCAGCAAACACACCCTGTTTGAACGGTTGCAGTCAGGTGAAATCATTGGCAGCGGTGAAGATTTTGATGAATATGAAAGCAGTCTGAGTGAAGAAAATGCTGACCTGGATGATGCTGACCTGGACATTGGGGCAATAGGATGAAGAATATGGTGATGGGGCTGGGCCTTATGATCATGGCCATTATATTTACCACTGTTCACATTGCCCTGTCAAACAGCTACCACAGAAAGGATGCCCCAGATGATGATTGAACGAATTGGGAAAATGGATGAAATATGGACATGCCATGACTGTGATGATAGTGGGGAAGCCCTGGGGTTGGCCTTTGAACATGCCCAGCAGACGGGGCACTGGGTGACATATGAGAAGGGCACCCAGATCCAGATGGCACCAGAAGGGACACTGAAGCAGATTGATGACCTGCCAGAAGAAGCCACACCGCAGTCCATCCTGGATGATGACCTGGCAAGGGGGCTGGCCACATGACATTCACCACACTGGAAATCATATTGATCCTGGTCCTGGTGTGGATGGTCAGGATTTCCAGGGTATACCAGGGCAGGGTGGGGAAGATTGCCAACAATTCAGCCGTGTGGATCAAGGCTGCCACCAAAATTATGACCCATCAACACCAGATATTGAAATCAATGTCCCAGAATGGATTAATTGACAAATCTGAGGAAATCAGGCTGGCAGACAGGTCAGAAATTGACACCCTGCTGGACACCATACCATTCAAAGATGAAAAGGATGATGACCATGCTGATTGACATTATCATGTGGCTGATTATTGGGTATATTATCACACACCCATTCATCAGCCTGGGCAGGTGGAAAAGGTGCAAGGGGTTCATATTGAAAAGAGAAAGGTTTTATTGGCTGTGCAGCCCATTCAAGAACTGCTGGACACCATTTGTGAAGCCATCCAAACGGTTCAGCACATGGATGGGGTATTTCAGGGACACAGAAAAGGTCTATAACAAATAACATGGGCATCAGTGAAGAAATTGCCAGTGAACTGACCAGGCGTGATTTGCAGATCAATAGGCTGGCATCTGGCAACACCAAAGAATTCAGGGCAGCCATCAGGCAGCTATCCAGTGAAGTCACGGCTGAAATGGCCAGGGTGGACGTTGCAGGGCCATCCAGGCAGGTGGATCAGTTCAACAGGCTGGAAAAGTTACAGGAAAAGGTAAATGAGAAAATCAGTAACATGTATGGGGCCACCAGACAATCCCACACCAGGTCAATGCGGAAACTGACCACACTGGAAGCTGAGTTCACCAAAATATTATATGATGACAAATCAGGGGTGCCAGGGTTGTTCAGACGGGTGCCCAAGGAAGAACTGCACACCCTGGCTGACAGGACACTGATTGAAGGGGCTGTGGCCCAGGATTGGTGGAAAAGGCAGGACAGGAATCTGAGGCAGAAATTTGGTGATGAAATGAGGCAGGGGTTAATTGCAGGGGAAAACAACAGTGACCTGATCAGAAGAATAAGGGGAAGGCGTGAAGCAGGATTCAAGGATGGGGTGTTCCAGAAATCCACCAACAGTGCAGAACGGCTGATCAGGACCAGCACCCAGTCTGTGGCACAGAACAGCCGTGAAGCCATGTATAAAAAGAATGCTGATGTAGTCAAGGGTATCCAGGCACTGTCCACACTGGACAACAGGACCAGCCTGGTCTGTATATCCAGGTCAGGGGCATCATGGGATCTGGCCACAGGGAAGCCCCTGCCTGAATCACCCAGGCAAGAACCCTATCCTGGGCCAACCCCATGGCATTGGCGGTGTAGGACACAGATGCTGGCGGTGTTGCGATCATTTGAAGACCTCCTGGGTGAACGTGGGAAGACATTTGACACAGCCCTGGCATCAGATCCAGGGACACAGGCCAGCATGGATGGGCAGGTGGCAAGAAATAAGACGTTTGAACAGGTGGCCAAGGGATGGGGCAAAGAAAGAATAGAAAAGCAATTGGGGCCAGGAAGATATAAGCTGTGGAAGGATGGCAAAATATCATTCACTGACCTGGTGGATCAGAAGGGCAGACCATTGACCCTGGATGAACTGGAAGCCCTGGGCGGTGGTGGAACCCCACCAAAGCCCAAGCCAAAGCCCAAGCCCAAGCTGCCTGGGACTGGCAAGAACATCCCAAGTTCTATGCGAGAAGAAATATATAAAGACTATCCAAAAATAAAACATCTGAAGGATAATATTTTCATTGAAAGGGATCTGGATGACTACACCAGGAAGACCCTGGAAGAGATTTCCTTGATTGATGACAATATCCTGCATCAATTGGAAAGAAGTGATGTGAAAATTCACATTGGCAAGGGTGGCATCCCTGGCATTGACGACATGGGGGAATTAAAGGGTGTCAGGCCCAGGGGATGGCCAGCAGGTTCTACATGGGACACAGTACCAGGTTGCTATTATCCACCTGGTAAGCGTGTAATTATAGGTGAAGGGGTACATGGTTCTTCCAGTGTGGCACTGCATGAAATAGGCCATGCAGTGGACGACATGAAAGTGGCAAGTAAGGGGGGTGGGTGGTTCCACGACAGCCATATAAGGATTTATAAGGAAGGTAGATTGGAGGCTTATTACAAGCAAGGTGGCCCTGGTGGGATAAATGGGAAGCGGGAATTATTTGCAGAATCCTTTGCACAATTCTACAAACAGGAATTGGCCCTTCATCCGAACTGGGGCGATAAATATAAGGCTGAATTTGCCAAATATGTAAAAGAAGACCTGGTTGGTGGCAAGGCAGCAGCAGCCAAGGCAGCCAAGGAAGCAGCAGCCAAGGCAGCCAAGGAAGCAGCAGCCAAGGCAGCCAAGGAAGCAGCCAGGACAGCATCCAGGAAGCCTGGAATGACGGCCAAGGAAATGATTGACATGGCCAATACCCAGGAATTTGACACAAGTGACCTTAGAAGAAAAATCAGATCCAATAATATGAAACAAAGGCGGTTGTACCAGGATAAGTATGAAGCAAAATATGACCCACTTGCCACTAAAGGCAGGAAAAAAAGAATTGATGATGAAATAAATAGACTGAGAGATGAAAGCCAGGTGGTATCTGATAGAATCTATGCCATAGAGGAAGCCAAGGGCAAGGCCAGGAAGACAATTCACCAGGGGGCTGTGGTCAATGACACAAGCCCGTTCAAGTATGAATTTCCCAAGCCATCAGAAAAGATATATATGCACCATTTTGACAAGGTTCATGCCCTTGCAAAAGAAAAGCACAAGGAAACCAAGGAAGCATATGACAGGGTGATGTCCTGGATTTCTGAAAGGCCACCTTTTGATGATAGACACTACACGGTGAAAACATGGGGCACCAGGAAACACAGGTCATTCCATAGGCCAACACATTCAAAAAGTCCATTTGGTGAACCCTTGACAGCAGCAGACAAGGGCACTGACTATATTGCCATGAATAAAGATTTAAGTGATTATTCAAAAACAGCCAGCCATGAATTCATGCATTGGTATGAAGAAAGGTCAAAGGTGTTCCACAAAAGGTCAGTGAATTTTCTGGTGGACAGGGCTGAAGGTGAAACACCCAGAAGGCTGAATGATATATATTCCACAAGTCGCTATGAAAACAATGAAATAGCAATCAAGGACA